GAATTTAATATAATTTGTACACAAAATTCACCGTCAGATCCATTTGGCGGAGAGTCAGATAATGATCCTGGCGCTACTGCTTTTAGACAGTATACACCTGTAGTTGAATCTTCTAAAGATATCTTGAATAATTTAGATGATCTTTGACTTATGATGTAAGCCGTAGTTGAATCAACTTTAGAACCACCATCAGCTCTGTAAGCCGTTACCGCGATTTGTCCTGCGGCACCTGACGCTGTTCCAGCCATTTTACTTGATTTGATTGGTCTTCCCATTTTGTTTCTCCTAATTAGGAGTCCAATGCCAGTTCTCCTGGCTACGCGGTGGTTATCCGCATAAGTCTTCTGCTGTATGCAAAAGCACGTTTGAACTGTAAGTATTTATTTTTATGTGAGAGTTATAATGTTGGTATAAAAAAGAGTGGTGTGTACAATCCGAATTTGTTTTCACACCACTCTCGAGGTTAATGTATTTTAGATGTTTATATTATTTTCTGTTGTAGATATGATATAAAATCCAAACTGCAACTAATCCAATCAGACCTTGATCTGAAAAACCTTGCAGTACGCCCTGGACGTTTCCTATTACAGAAACATTTGGCCAGAACGGAATACCTTGACCATTAAAAAGAATTTCTAAAACAATCCCTAACGCGATGAATGATACACCCACGTCAGCAATTCCTTTTGCCCATCCTTTTATTTTGTTAAGATAATCCATGTTGGACCTCCCTTGATTTTAGACTCCTTTATGGAATCGTGCAATTATTTAGAAGTATTACAGACATATTAAACTATCACATTTGGTATATGACTGATATGAGTGTGAATTTTTTTCTTTAACTATGCACAAAACTCTTTGTACAACTTGTAGTCATACATATTATAAACTCTATGCCATTCAATAAATTCTTGAGATAAATTTTTCCTATCTGCGTATTTTTTATAATCTTCGTTGCTTCGGTTTGTGCTTAATCTTGGTTCTCTGTCAATTTTTAGGATGTCTGCCACGTAGGTCCAACTGTCTTCAAAATTTTTAAGACAGAAAACTTTGGCAAAATTATTTTTAAGACTTTGTCTCACAGTTTGATATTTTGATTCAATATCAACGTTTGGATCATTCAACAAATAATTTTTATATATCCAGAGAGTAACGAAATTACCTGCTAGACTTTGACAACTTTGCTCAAAATTATCTGAATGAGCTTCACCTTTACCCATGTCATAATTGAAATGAGATATGTCTCGGTCTAAAGGTTCTCTCAACCATACAAAATGTGTGCCTGGGATCCTCTTGGTAGTGTTATGACCTATGGCATAATCTAATTTGGAAATTTGTTGTTTGTCAGCTCTGTCCTCTAGCCTCATTCTTAGAGAACTGCCTCCTGTTTTTGGAATATGATGAAAGCAGTAGTGCATTATTTTATTTAAATCACAATGCCACCGCCACAAAAAAAGGCGACATAAAGCCGCCTTTCTTTGAAAATAATAAGCCTGGGCTTATTTGAATTTTAAGTTTGCACTTGTGATAGCAACTAAACCAACGTAGTCTGCCGCGTTACCTAGTGAAGATGCAGTGTTTGTTAATTCAACATAACCGTATCTTGTTAGGAAACCAACAACTGGTTCGAAAGTAGCTGGATCAAGAACAACACCACTTGACATTAAAGGTATGTAAGGACAATAGAACGCTGGAGCGTCAGCCTCACTTGCACCTTTGTAACCAACTAGTACTGAAGTACCGTCAGCCGCATATGCGTCTACGTATACTCTCATTGAAGCGTTTAATGTACCAACAAATTTTGTGTTAGTAGGTGCTTCAAATGTACCTTCAGTTGATCTTGCAAATGCTGAAGTTGTTGCAGATTGAAGAATAGTTAAAGCTGTTGGAGATACTACTGCGTAGTTTCCAGCGCCTCTTCTTGTTCTTGTTGCGATTTGGTTAGCAACTCTGTTGATTAACACAGCTAATGCCGCGTGTTCATCACCAACGAATGTTGCTGTACCAGAAACAGCTGATTGGTCAAAAGTCTCTGAAGCAGATCCTGCTAAAGTTCTTAATGAACCAATGATCTCTTGGTCGATCTCAGCAGTAATCTCTTGAGCTAATGCCGCCATGATTTCTGCTTCTACATCAATCCCTTGTTGTGCTTGTGCATCTTGAGCCGCTTCAAAAGTCCATCTAGCTGATAGTTTTCTAGATTTTGCTTCAACCGGTTGTTTCAAGATTTGGATTGACAATCTCTTACCTGGAGTACCCTCTAAAGATGCTGTTGAAGCCGCTTTAGGAGTTGTGTTGTTTTGGTTACCTGCGTATGCTTTCGCAATTTTGAATGGAGATAATGCTTCTTCACCAGCAGTTGTGTTTCCACTTACTGTGTCTGCATATCTTATTCTTAGTGTGTGAATCTGTCCAACCGGACCAGTCATTGGCTGTACACCAACAATCTCGTTCGCTATAACAGTAGGCATAACCCTACGTATTACTGGAAGAATCACTCTGTTTAACGTAGCAACGTTACCTGCAGATGTTGCACCAGCTGTAGACTGCTCAGCCAAGTATCTTTTTGTGTTTTCCAACACAACATCCATAGTTTTTTTCTTGTTGCCTGTTAAACCTTCGGTTAGGGCCTGTTTAGTTTCGCCCCATTTTGATTCAAATAGTTCTGACATTTGAATATTCCCCTTAGTGTTTATTATATTCCCGCCAACTTACGGAAATTTGTTAGTTCAGTATCTTCCCTTTGTGCTCTGTCACCTGCTGATTCAGAAATAATTTTTTTTCCTGATTCAACTGGTTTGTCAGACATCACGTGAGGTAGGTACTTGTCAAATGAAGTTTGCAACTTGTCAGTTTGTACACTTTCAAGTAGTTGAGCCATAACTTCACCCTTTTCTTTGCCCAATGGTTTGAGCATCTCAGCCATCTTTTCCTTGCGTTCCATCAAGTCTGCTTGTCTTTTGGACTCAGCATCTTTTGACTCAATCACCGCTTGTTTCTCTTCGACAGCCTTCTCAGCGTCTTTTAATTTAAGTGCAGTTTCATCCACAACTTTCATTAATCTTGCAGTCTCAGATTTTTCATTTAAGTATGAATTCTGATACTCAGATGCAAACGCTTCGAATATTTTCTTACCAAAGTTGATTTCTCTAGCCGCAGTAATGTCTTCTTTTAGACTTGCAAGTTCTTCAGCAAGCTTTTGATTTACCGCAGTTTCTACAACTTTAGCAGATTTTGTTATGAAAGCCTCTTTCATTTTAGCCATTTGTTTTTTAGCTTCGGCTACAAGTTTGACTTTCGTTTCCACAACGCCTTTTTTGTCTTCATGAAACTCTTTGATCTCTTTTGCAAGAGCGTTAACTACAAACTCTTCCATTTTTGTAAAGTTTTCATGAACACCTTTACGGTCACTGTGTAACTCTTTTAGTTCTTCTGACAGTTTAGTTAGAATAAATTCTTGTAACTTATCAGAATGTTTGCCTACGTTTTCTTTGTAAGCAATTTTTTCTTGTGCAAGTGCTTTTCTATCTTCAACAAACTTTGTGATTTCTTCAGATAATTTTTCTGACATCATTTTGTCGATAGCTTCGATCATGTTTGCTTTGTCGTGTTCGTATCTTTTTGCAAACTCTTCTCTTAATTCAGCACCTACTACTTCTTTGTTTTCTTTTATTTTTTGATCCCATGCTTCTTGAATGCTCTTTTGAACATCTTCTGATATAGCACCGGATTCAACTAGTTTTGATATTGCGTCTATCATTTTATTTTAGGTCCTTTATTATGTTGGTTAGCGCCTCTTTGAGGAACTTTTGTGCTTTTTCATCGTTTCTAACTTCAGCAGCCAAACCCTTTGCCATATTTCCACCTTTGGTATTCATAAGATGTTCGTATATTGGCGTAGGGTAAGCACCTGGTGCCGAAGGTTGGGCCACAACATCAACTGTGATGATCTCAAAGTCTGAAACTTCGCCGCTTCCGTATTCGCTAATGTTACCACTACCTCTACTTGAAACGCCTAGTTTCACACCTGATTCCAACATTGTTTTGACAAGTTGACCCATCGGTGTTGGCAAAATTTTCATTTTGCCGTATCCATTTGGACCATCCATCCACATTTCAGTAATCATGTGTGACACACGGTCCAAATTAATTTTTAAATCGTCTGGATGATCTACCTCACCTAGTACACTGTAACCTGAACCAATTTGATCATTTAGAGTTTTTACTGCTTTTCCAATT